TAGAAGACGGTGCTGTAGAACTTTACTATGACAACACTAAAAGAATTGAAACTACAAATGTTGGCGGAACAATTATAGGTTCTTTAGTTGCTGACTCTGCCACTATTTCGGGTAACCTTACTGCTAATACTATTAGTCTAGGTGCTTCTGGAACAATTAGTGGTGATTTGACTGTAGATGGCACAATCCAAGATGTACAGGGTAATGTTCGTGCGCTGGATGTTACGACCAATTCAACAACATCTGTAACAATTGCTTCTGGGTCTTCTGGCAAGTACTTTAGACTTACTGGCGCTGCTACTACAACCATTAACATTAATGCGGGTAACTTTGCTGCTGGTGATATTATTACACTACATAACACAACATCATCTAATATGACTATCGACTTTGATGCTAACTTCACCGATACAGTTTATATTACTGGTGATGGCACAGACAAAAACAATAGCACCATCACTCTTGATGGTTATGGTATTGCTACATGTATCGCATTTACTTCTGCTGGCATGATTATTAGTGGAAACGTAGGTTAATGAGTGTCACTCAATTGATGATTTTGACTGCTGGCAGCGGTGGTATTCGAAATGGTTTATCATCAGATACTGCTGGTGTAAGCGCTGCACAAATCCTAGCTAATTTTCCGAGCTCGACAGATGGAGTTTACTGGATTGATCTTCCTACTGTTGGTCCTACTCAGATTTATTGTATAATGAATACTAGTTATGATGGTGGTGGTTGGATGTTGACTATGAAAGCAACAAGAGGAACTACATTTGACTATACCGCAAGTTACTGGGAAAGTAACAATACGCTCAATCCAACAGAAACTAATTTGAATGACGGTGATGCAAAATACAATAGTTATAATTATTTTGCAGGAACTGATATCATGGCAAGATTCCCTGACGTATCAGCTGGAGGAACTTTAGGTTCTGGATTGAGTGCATGGACTTGGCATGAAAATAATTATTATAATAGTGGGTCATCAACAACCTTATTGAATCATTTTACCAATACGTCTAACAATACATATCTTCTAGAAAATGCTGCTGTAACTAGCTGGGCAGGACATTCGGGAGGACCATTCAGCGCACAGGGAGGTCACAGAAAGTATGGGTTTAATATAGACGAAAGTTCAATCTCACAAGCAGGTGCAAGAGCTAGATGGGGATTTGCTTGGAACAATGAGACATATGCTGGAACAAACGATGTATACAGTGGCATTGGTCTTAACTCAAGGCGGAGAAATACAAACGTTGCTTATTCTGCTGGTGATTTTATCGGTTGTTGTAAGACATATTCTGGGGTAGACAGAACTATGCGATTTGAGATGTATGTTAGATAGGAATGAAATAAATGCCCACAATTGTGTTTCAATAATAATATGATAACATTACAAAATTAAAGTGATTTATATTAATGCTGTAAAACTATGATAAATATAACCAAACAACTCAATGTGTAAGTAGGTAAAATGGCAAGACAAACTTTAGATATCGGCACAAATGCTAATGACGGAACTGGTGATACACTAAGGTCTGGTGGAGAGAAGATCAACGATAACTTTAATGAGTTATATTCAACTCTTGGGGGCAACAGTATTGCGTCTGTTGGTATCAATGCTTCCTTTGCTACTCAAACAATGACCGGAGATGGCGCTGTAAATGATTCTGATACTTTGATTTTGTTTAATAGTACTGGCACAATTGCTGCGACTCTTGGTGATGGCACATCAACTGGTGAATATAAAATCTTTTTGAATATCAACTCTGCTGTAGCAACAGTCACCCCAACGAATTTCGGTAATGGCACAAACTTCGCACTAAGTCAATATGGTTCTACACAAGCAGTGTGGGCGGGTTCAGACTGGTATCTGATCGGGAATAAAGACTCCGCAGACACCGACGTAGTAATTACATAAGAAGAGATAAAAAATGGTAGCAATAGTAACTACAGACACTAAACAAATCCTAGTAGAAAAACTAATAGAAGACTTACAGGCTGATTCTAACAACTACTACTTGGGTATTGGTAAGTCTGATGCATGGAATGAAACTGATACAGTTCCAACTACCATTACTGACATTGGAACTACTAGAAGAGAATTTAGAAACAGCCTACAGTCAATTCAAAAAATTGCATCAGTAAGTTATGTTGCTAAAAGATATAATTGGACTTCTGGCGCAATCTATCAGGCATATAATGATAATCAAACTTCTGCTCAAAATGGTCAATACTATGTAATTACTGAATCTAACCGTGTTTACATTTGTTTGAGGCAGGGTAGAAATAACTTGAATGCTGTTCATGCTTCTACTGTAAACCCTGATACAACAGGAACTACTACATCACCAGTAACGACTACTGATGGATATGTTTGGAAGTTCTTGTTCACACAATCTGCTACTAGACTTACAGCATTTTCTACATCTAACTTTATTCCTGTAGAGAAGATTACAGCAACTACTGGACTGAGTAACATTCAACAGTCACAGAAAAATGTTCAGGACGCTGCAAGTGTTGGACAGATTGTAGGTTATCGTGTTACTAGTGGTGGCACAGGATTTACAGCAGCTCCTACTATTGCAGTAAATGGTAATGGTAGTAATGCAAGAGCAGTTGCTCTCGTATCAGGTGGAGCAGTAGTAGCAGTAAATGTAGATGATTCTGCTAATGGATTCCCATTTGGGTCTGAGTATGACCATGCAAGTATTTCATTCTCCGGTGGTAATGGAACTGGACTTTCAGTTGAACCTGTTATTTCTGAGTATGGTATTGGAACAGACCCTAGAGATGATTTAAAATCAACATCTATTATGTTCAACTCTAAACTTGTAGGTGACGCTGGTTCAGGTGACTTCTTGACAGGCACAGGTGCAGACTTTAGACAAGTAGGTATTATTAGAAATCCTAAACTTCCTACAAGTAGGTCCGCTGCTGATTCTGATTTTACAGCAACTACAGGAAGTGCTTTAAGAATTCTGAGTGTTGGAAGTGGAGCTGGTCTTAACGTTATTCCAGTAGATAATCCTATTTCTCAAGGGACTTCTGATCCTAAGTCCAGAGCATTTGTTGATAAAGTTACTGGTTCAAGTTCTGCTGCTACAATCTTATATCACCAAAATGAGAATACAGGATTTTTACCATTTTCAGTAGGTGGAACTGCATTAATAGACTCAGCAACCCCTGCTAACACAGGGACAATTCTTTCCGACTCTGATGGTGAAGTAAATCCTTACTCTGGAGATTTGTTATATGTAGAGAGTAGAGCTGCTGTTGAAAGAACTACAGCAGGAACAGAAGACATTAAAATTACTATTCAGTTTTAATAAAGGTTAAATAGAAAATGCCAATTACAAAAAATGAAAATACTTTTTCGTCCACTTATAAGGATGATTTTAGTGAAGGTGATAATTACCAGCGAATTCTATTTAATTCTGGTAAGGCTCTTCAGGCAAGAGAACTTACTCAAATGCAGACCATCATTCAAAAGCAGATGGAACGCTTTGGCAGAAATGTCTTCAAAGAAGGTTCTGTTGTAATTCCCGGTGGTCTACAAGTAGACAATGAAATTCAATATGTAAGACTTCAAGGAACTCCAACACTTTATGCTGGTGATATCTTAACTGAATCTGGGACTAACATTAAGGCAAGAGTAGTTGATTTTATTGCAGCAACAGGTAGTGACCCTGCAACTGTATATGTCGATTATATTGATCAGGGTAATGCTAGTGGAGGATCAACCACTCTTGCCTTTTCAAGTGCAGGAACATTAACAAATACAAGTAGTAGTGGAGGAACAACACCTGTTTCAGTTGAAGTGTTTTCATCTGGAAATACTCCTGTAACTGGTAAAGGTTCTAAAATCGCTATCAATGATGGCGCCTCCTTTATCCGTGGAATGTTTGTTCAGACACAAGCACAGAGCAAAATTATTTCAAAATACTCTAATACACCTACAACCAACATTGGTTTTGTTATTACAGAAGATATTGTTACTGTAGATGACACCAATGCTCTTTATGACAACCAAAATGATCTTCCTAATGAAACTGCACCGGGTGCTGACAGGTATAGAATTACACTTACCTTAGCAGCTGAGAGTGAAAGTATTGTAGACTCAGATACTAACTTTATCATTACCAATAGATTGATTAGTGGTAGACTGCAAAGAGAAATTGATGAGAATACCTACAGTGTTATTGGTAAGGAGTTAGCTACTCGAACATTCGAAGAGTCTGGTAACTATGTAGTAGGTGGATTTTCATCTAAATTTAAACCTAAAGATGCTGATGAATTTACATTAGATGTTTCTGCTGGAACTGCATATGTTAATGGTTATAGAGTTACTAGACCCGATAACACACTTATTGATGTGAATAGGTCACAGACGACTACTGGTTCTCTAGAAAATGAGAATATTGCTGCTAACTATGGGCATTATATTGTATCAAATGATATTAAAGGTCTGCCTGATGTTAGTTCACTTGAACGGTGGAATCTTTACAGTGATTCTGGAGAAGCTATCCATGACTCTAAGATTTTAGGAACAGCTAGAATTAGAAATGTTCTTGAAGATGGCGCTAACTATAGATACCATATTTTTGATGTTCAAATGACTGGTTCCAATAACTTTAGAAATACAATTAGTATTGCAGCAGACTCTGATAACTATGCTAATCTAGTATTAGAAAACAATAATGCTGTAATCAAAGAAGCAAATAACAATAACGTATTCTTCCAATTACCTCGCAATAGACCCAAGATAGAGGATGGTGTAGATGTAAATGGTCTTACTGTCCAAAGAAGTTTTACAAAAGCTGCTACTGCCGGGGAACTGTCTATTACTAGAACTGGTGGAGAATTGGGTTCTAATGACATTGGTGCGAATGTTACAGGTTGGATTATTGCAAAAGTAAGTGATGGTATTGTCGTAAACGAAACTCCAACATTGGAAGGAACTCCAACTGGTTCAGTAGTTAAATATACTGGTTTAGATGGCACCGATCAATATCAAATTTTGGGATATGTCTCAGTAGGTTTGACAGGTTCAGGACAAAGAGGCAAAACTTTGTCTACCCAAACTCAAACTTTCAACAATACTAGTGATGTTGAAAGTGATGGTTCTGGACTTAGATTCTTTACCTTACAGGACTATGACATTTATAGTTTTGACTCTATTGGTGATGCAGCTGGCAATAGCATTACCAATAGATTTATTACAGATAATGGTCAAAGAGACAACTTCTATGACAGAGGTAGAATTATCTTAAGAAGTGGTCAGTCTATTCCAACTTCTACAAAAGCATACTACAAGCATTTTGAGCATGCTGGATCAGGAAACTTCTTTTCTGTAAACTCGTATCCAAACTCTATTGCCTATGAAGATATTCCAACCCATAGACTACGCAATGGAACTGAAGTTGAACTTAGAAATGTATTAGACTTTAGAAGCAAAAAGCACACTGATGGCACTTTTAGTGGTGGTGAGGCGTATGTGCATGAACTTCCATCTAATACTGATATTATTACTGCTGATATTGAGTATTATCAGTCCAGAAAAGATGTATTGGCTGCATCACCTGAAGGTGGGTTGATTTATATTGAAGGTAAACCAAGTGCAAATCCAGTAAAACCTGAGATTTCACCTAATGCTATGGAACTAGCAAACTTTACTCTTAATCCATATACTGATAATGTATCCGACTTGACTGCTACTACTGTCAACAATCGTAGATATACTATGAGAGATATTGGTGGTATTGTCAGCAGAATTGATAACTTAGAAGAAGCTGTTACACTTAATCTATTAGAACTTGAAACATCTACACTTGAAGTGCTAGATGCTAATGGTAATAATAGATTTAAGAACGGTTTCTTTGCAGATAATTTCAAAGATTTAGTATTCTCTGATATTTTCTCGGATCAA